CGAGTGGGCGCAATCTCGTTTCGCGCAGTTTTCTTAGAAACAACGGTGTTATTGTATCCAACAACGGCCGCAGACGCAAAACAGAGTCTACTTGATAAAATCAACAACGTTCGCGCAACGATTGCATCCGTGTTGTCACCAGTGCTATCAGTATACGGCTTCGTACGTTCCGCGATATCTCAAGTGATGCTGTTCAAAAACGTTGTACAAAGTCTCGTCGGATCGGCATCGGGTATATTCGGTGCAGTTGCATCGTTAGCATCTCCTGACAAATCAACAGATTACGGTTACGTCACATCTAAAGCACAAACGTATTCGCAATACACAGATGAAACCTCGGCTTTGCAGGCTTATCAACAATGTCTGCATACTGTCGCTGTAGCAGCATCTGCTATCGACACGGTAAATCCAGATACAATAACAGCATATACTGTAGCGATTAGTGCTACGTTTGTTGATCCAGCATCCGCCGTAATATCTCTCTCAACGTTAGCGCAATTCCAATCGACGGCTACAGATATAGTTTCTGTAGCAGTTGCAACAGCATTGCGTAGATCAGCTATTGCGGAACTCGCGGTAGCAGTTAGTAACTATCGTGTAGACTCATGGACAGATGCAACGAATCTTATTGCAACGGTTACACCGATCATTGACACTGAGATTACTCTTGCTGGCGATGCAGGAGACGATCTGTCGTATGCTGCTCTAAAACAGTTGCGCGCGACATTAGTTGAAAGCCTAGTGCAACAAGGTTTAGCGGCACCAGTTGTTAGATATTTGTCAGTTGCTCCGATCAATAGTTCACCGGGGTTAGTTTTAGCATTCCGGTTGTATCGTGATATAAACCGTGTGCAAGACGTATCTCAAACAGCGTATCACCCAGCGTTTACGCAATATCAAAATCCACCGTCGTCTACGTAGTTCCAACGTCTCGGACTATATTATTCATGAGAGTGAGAGTAATTTAATGGCGATGGACGCAATTGATACGGCGACGTTTAACTATTCAGTTGCACAAGGTGATACTGCAACAGCACAATCAGTTCTGAATAGAAATTCTGCGCCGGCTCAAAACAATTCAAATGCGTCCGCGCCAAGCAGCACAGCTACAACGGATAATTCAAATTCAAATTCTAATCAACCGAATACTCCGCCGAAGAAATTCGATAACACTGTTACGTTGACCGTTGGTAACACGTCGTACACGGGTTGGACATCAGTGCAAGTGTCACGATCGCTTGAATCATTTCCGAGTGTTTTTGCGTTCTCTGCTTCGGAAAAATATCCCGGAGGACAGTTTCCGAAAATAGCACCGGGTGCTAATTGTTCGATTTATTTCGGAAAAGATTTAGTGTTGTCCGGGAAAATAGATTCGTACAATCCGAGTTTCAATTCACATTCTCACAACGTATCTATAGTTGGCCGTGGTTTATGCTCACGATTAGTCGATTGTGCAAGCGATCTCCGCAATCAGATGTTTCAGATTCAAGCGCAGACGTTATCGCGATTTATACTACCGTTGATTGCGCCGTTTGGTATCTCATTGTTGCAACCGACCGGGGACGTTACTATTGATGCAATCGCGGTGCAAGTCAAACTCGGTGATACGCCGTGGGCACATATATCAGAAGCCGCTCAATATGCCGGAATGCTCGTTTATGAATCACCAGACGGCAAAGTCGTTATGTCAAAAATCGGCACAACAACACACAAATCCGGTGTAAAAGAAACTGTAAACGTCGAGGAAGCAGCGGCTATCTTCGATATTTCACAACGATTTTCGCATTATTATTATCTCAACATGGATATGCCCGCACAAATTGTCGGTGGCGGTTACGCACCGGTTGATCCGTCACAAGTTGTCGTAGATCATGCATTTGATGCGGGTGGCTCGTGTAATCCGACTGATGTTCCGGCGCAGCCAGGGACGACAACATACCGCCCGCGCTGGTTGGTTGCCGACAGCCGCATTACTCCAACGGGTATTGATATCGTCATGTTGCGCGCGAAATGGGAAGCGGCGCGGCGGGCAGGGCGCTCACAGTCTATACACGTGTTAACTGATTCTTGGCGTGACATAACCGGTAAACTGTGGGAAATCAATACATTAATTCCGGTTTCGATTCCAACACTACATGTGACAAACGTAAATTGGGTTATTGCAGACGTTGAATTTATTTTTGATGATCACGGAACACACACTAATCTAGTGTTGATGCCGCCAGCCGCGTTGATGCCGGAACCGACAGATTTGTATCAACTAACACAAACAGACCGCGCGGTTATATTTCCAAGTCATTTCCCAACCGCGCCCGGCGCCTCCGCAACACCAACACCTGTAACTGCTTCAACACCTGCTTCAACACCAGCATCTAGCGCAACAGTTGCAACATCAACAACAACATCAGCGAAATAACAACTAGATGATTTCACAAGGCAATCTCACACTCATCGACGATACCGGAAAAGTGCAACTCGTACAGATACAGTCATCCGGCGTGCAGTTACACAGTGATATTCCAGTGTTGATGCATTACGGTTTTTCAAGCAATCCGCACCCCGGCGCGCAAGCAGTTTTCGCGACCGTTGGTGATAACCGTCAAAACAGTGTTGTTGTTGCTGTCGGTGATACTCGTTATCGTATTGTGCAAACGGCTGGTGAAGTTTGCATTCACGATGATCTCGGACAGCAAGTCCGTTTAACACGTGGCGGTATCGTCATTAACGCGGGTTCAAATCCGTTGACTATCAATGCTTCCGGCGGATGTAATTTCAACGGATCAATGACAATGACCGGCACGCTTACAGCAGCTAATATTTTCACTGGTAGTGTTGATCTATTGAATCACGTTCATAACGGTGTGCAGTCAGGTGCAGCAAACACGGGTGGTCCACATGGTTGATCTCGCAATTGATTTGTTATCTGACACAATTGACGGTGATCTCGCGTGGAACACTCTCGGTGATGATCTCGCAACTGCTACAGATGATCTCGTAACTAACGTTCTTGTTAGTATTTTCACTTGGCGTACATCAAACTATGATGATCGCGGCGGTTATTGGAACGACTGCTTAGAAGATGTTCCGATCGGTTCCAGACTTCGGGAGCTATATCGTAGTAAGAAGCTCCCGCAGACGCTTGGTTTAGCTCAAGCTTATGTTACAGAATCGCTGCAATGGTTGATCTCTGACGGTCTAGTCAAAAGTTTTACTGTTACAACGTTTTGGTTCAACGTGAACTGGCTAGCAATTGAGATTACCGTAACTAAACTCGACGGAACATTACTTCCGATCAATATCACATCGAAGTTGTAAAAACAAAATGGCATGGCTTAGACCGACATTAACCGCGCTAAAACAACAAATCATAAACGATATTCAAGCGCAGTTACCCAGCGGTTCTGTGCTGAGTCGTTTCAATATTCTACGAATACTCGGAACAGCGTTAGCTGGATTATCGTATCATCAACACGGACATATTGACAACGCTGCACAACAAGCAGTACCGTTTACTGCAACCGGAACAGCGTTAGTTGCGTGGGCAAATTTCCGCGGATTATCACGCAACTATAGTAGCGCTGCTGTCGGAACATGTAGCGCAAAAAATGGTACAATCGGAAGCGTTTTGCCGATCGGAACATTGTTTAATCTCGGTGACGGTACACAATACTCAACGACAGCCGCCGCAACTGTAGACGGCGCTGGAAATATCAGTGCGCCGATTATTGCGACTGCGTTCGGAGTAGACGGTAATCAAGAGTTCGGTGTAGCGTTGTCGCTAGCATCTCCGATAGTCGGTATACCAACGTCGTTTACAGCGTCTGCAATAACGGGCGGAGCAGATGACGAATCAGATAACAGTCTGCGTAGCCGGATGCTAGCTGCGTTTGCTGCCCCGGCTATGGGCGGGAATATCACTGATTACAACGCTTGGGCGTTGGCGGCGGATGTTGGCGTAACGCGCGCATGGACCGTTCTGTCCGGCACAGGACAAGTCACGGTCTATGTGATGTTCGACGCTACCTACGGTTTTCCAACCGGTACTATAGGCACGGCAGCGCTAGAATCTCGCGGCGCGGGTGCGGCAACTGGTGATCTGTTGCTTGTCGCAAATTACGTTTATCCGCTCCGCCCGGTCACAGCGCTGGTTTATCTCAGTGCTCCGATACCGTTTCCGATCAACGTTTCGATACAGGGTCTCGGATCAACGTCAAGCACGTATTCTGCTGCTATCAATGCAGCTATCTCAAATATGCTGCTAGTATCCGCTGATCCGTTACGGACGTCGTTGTATCAATCACAGTTTGAAGAAGCGATTGCATCCGTTCCTGGCATCGGAAATTTTAATCTACTTTCGCCAAATGCAACAATAACTCCGGCGTTGGGCTATCTTCCAACGCTCGGCACGGTGACTTTTTCGTAATATGACAGCAACAAATTCTCCGCTTGATAACACTCCGAACGGT